TTCCCGGTCAGATCAAGCCAGTGGCCGCGCCCCAGCTTGAACGAGCGGGAACCGCTGTGCGCGTGCGTGGTCGAGTACCCGTACGATCCCCACTCGCCCGTGCGGGTGATCGTGGGGTCTTCGAAGGACGGGTCGATGAACAGGTTCGCCCCGGCTTTCTCCTTGGCGCGGAACCAGTTCCACGGCAACAGCGAATCAATAAACGCGGCGATGTCATCCCAGTCGCCGAAGATGCCTGTAATCGCTTGGGCGATCTGGTCGAGGATGGAACCGATGGACGCGGGGATGCCGAGGAAGAACTCCACCAGGTCTTCCAAACCGGCACCGGCCCAGCCGATGATGCTCTCGATGATGTTCTGCGAGGCCGTCTCCTCACGCAGAATCACGTCGTCCCAGTACGTCACGTCGCCGGGGGTACAACCGGACCCCATCTGCACCCAGCCCCACATGGTGGCGGCTCCTGCTGGCGCGGTGTAGTAGCCTGACAGCTTCGTCCAGGTGTCTACCGGGATGTCGGTCACCGGGAGATTGAACGCAACGTCCCCAGTCAGGTAGTTACCGTCACCATCTTGGAAGTCGGCCCCGCCGAAGACGGTTCCCAGCGCACTATTCCCAGAGGGGCGGTAGACCCATGTCTCCAGGTAGAACTTGTCGCCTTCCGTGATGGGCATTGGTGAGTGGTCGGGATCGCTTGCGGTGGTGTAGAAGTACGCCCCGCCAGCGCCGATTGCACCTGTTTTGGTCAGCTTGTAGGAGCGTGTACCTGAGTGGGCCTGCGCGGTGGAATATTCGCCGTTGAACTGAGAGCGAGAGATCGCTGTATCTTCAAAGTCCGGTCCCAGGAACAGGTTTGGACCAGTCGAGGATCGGAACCAGTTCCACGGCAGCAACGAATCAACAAATGCGGCAATGTCTTCGAAGTCGCCCCACAGCCCGGTGATGGCGTGGGCGATGTGCTCCACCAGCGAGCCGACAGCGCCCGAGAGGCCAGCGAAGAACTCGGCCAGGTCGGGCAGATCACCGAACGATCCGATGATGGAGAACACCAGGTCGCCGATGCCCACCATGCTCTCGATGACCGGCCCGAGGATCGGGATGTTCTCCAGCGCCTCGATGACAGGGTTGCCGCTACCCAAACCGCTTGGGTTGCCGAACAATCCGAGCAGGTCGCTGAACCAGCTTCCCAACGTGCTCAGCGTGCCGCCGATGATGCCGGTGATCGCTTCCACAATCGGGCCGATGAGCGGGATCGTCTCGACCCACGCGACGATGTCGGACAAGCCACCGGCCAGACCCGTCAGGGCGGCAACGATCTGCTCCAAAATCGGTGTGTCAGTGAGGAATCCGAAGAGCCAGTCCAGCAGGCCGTCGATGAGGCTCATCGGGATTTTGATGACAAGCTCGGCCATCAGGTCGAGGAATGCCTGGATGGCCACCAGCGGATTGAACTCGCCGCCAAAGGGATTCAGCGATCCGAACAGCGTCTCCAGGTTCACGATGGCCTCGTGCACCGCGTTCAGAAAGTCGGTGAAGTCGAATCCGAACAACTCACCCAACTGCTCAAGGATGGCGTCGAAGACCCACTCGACACCCTCGATCAGAAGCTCTGCGAGGTTGTGGGTTTCGCGCAGGTCTTTGAAATTGAGGTCGTTGCGATTCGGGTCGTACAGCGCCTCAAGTGTCGCTGTGTCGAAAGCTCTTGGCACGAGCTAGCTCCCAGGTTCGATCTGGTAGTTGGAGACGGGCACCACCATGACGATCATCTGGGCGTTGGTCGCCGAGAAGTTGTACGCGCCGACGAGGCCGTCGTTGTGCACCGAGGCGTAGATGGTGCCAGCGGTTCCCGTATGGTACGCGGGCACAACGGCTGTCGCGTTCTCGGGCGAGATCGCATCATGCGGCGACGAGGGTGTCGAGAAGTGCGGCACAATGGTCGTCCAGGTGCTGATGTTGCCAAACCCTCTGCCCACCAACGTCCCCGACGAGACGTTGGCCAGGCGCACCTCGCAGCCGATGATGAGCGGGTCCGCGTCAAGCTCGACGCCCACCACGCGAATCTGGCCGAAAACCATTGGCTTCCAATCGAATGGCTGCGGCGGGACGGCGAACGCGACGATCTGCTGGCGCGTGGTGATCGCCGAGAAGCTGGTGAACGCCGCCTCGGGCACCGAATAGCACCGGGTGGCCACCAGGTCGAAAGCGCCTGGCGCGAACTTGGTTCCGTTCCAGACGATGGCCTCGCCCATGACCGGCGCGACAGAGTTGTCGTAGTCGGCTGAGTTGCGGATCGCGGTGCCGTCGCCCTCGGGTCCGCGAATCTCCTCCTTGTTGATCTTCAGCAGCCAGCCGGGGTTCAAATCCGTTCCGCTGACAACGATTTCGTTGGCGGTGTCGACCAGTTCGAAGCTCGGTGTGATGTGCGGGACGGGGCCGGGCGGGCCGGGTGTGCCCATCTGCCGGATCATCCAGTCGTTGCCCGCCCAGATGTAGACGTTGTTGCCGATCCACCACGTCTTGCCGATGTCTAACTCGTTGTCGTCCAAGTCGATTGGGAGGTCTTCAACCGCATCAATGGTCGAGCCGTACATCATCTTGACGATGGGGCATGGTTCGCCCGGCACGCCCTGCGGGCCGACGAGCGCGTCCATCGTGACGGTGCCGTCGACACCGCTGGCTTCCATCGAGCACGACATCATGGCGGGCGTGTCGAGGTCTGACACCACACCGAAGAAGTGCAGGTTGGCGAAAAGGCTTCCGAGATAGATGCTTTCGCCGGGATCGGGAGTTGTCATGTTGGCCTCTCGTTAGTCCAGACGAAACCGTCGTCAGGCTCGTCTGGTTCGTCGGTGATGCGGATGCTCGTCTCGACATGCCAGCCGGGGTTCTCGGGCAGATCGGGCAACACCTCGCCCGTCATGCGCTGCAACGCCTCGGCCCTTAATCCCGGTGGCAGAGACTCGATTTCACCCATCGTCATGCTGGCCAGGTTCGCCAGCGGATCGTCGGGCGCGTTGATCGGCACCCAGTCGACGGCATCCACCGCGACACCGCGCGCAGACACCTTGCGGGCCTTGATCATTCGCTTCTCGGGGACCATGCGCCAGCCGCACCGCACCAGGTGGTAGGCGAGAATGGCCTTGAACGCCGACACGTCGACACGGGTGCCATCCTTCGCCTCGGGGTAGGTCAGGTCGAGCAGCAGCTTGAGCATCGTCTCGTTGCGTTCCTGGTCTTCAGACCTGGCCTGCGCCAACGCTTCTCGCGCATCGGAGAGCTTTGTCATCAGAACAGCCCGCTGCTACCGGCGAACGCGCCAAACATGTTCCAGAAGCCCGCGAGGCTCCGCACCGCCTTGCCCACTGGGTCGTCCTCCTGTGCCTTGCTGCCGATGGCCAACTCAACCTTAACCGGCGTGTCCTTGTCCCACATGTAGCGGATCGCCGAACATTGGTCGACGTGAAGCACATTCGCCATCTCGAAGGCCAGCCGGTCGCCAAGTTCGAAGTCCAACTGGGCAATCCACGGGAAGCCGTTGCGGATGGACACCTTAAAAGCGGTGTACGGCCTGGACTTCCACTGCCCGGTTCTCAGGTCCAGTTCACCGGACACGGTGTAGGCCGAGCCGCCCGAGCCTTGCTGGAACATTTCGAGGAACGCGAAATCGCCTGCCTGCAAAGCCCTTAACGGGTCGGTGAACCGCTGATAGCTGAACGCGACATCGTCTAGCTGACCCTGGTACACCTCTTCGAGGCCCGAGCCGAGCGGGGACGGTCCCTCGTTGTGGAAGATGCCCTCGGTGATCGCGGTCTGGAGTTGCGAAAGGCCGAACTTGATGCCGAACGTCTGGAGTTGGTTGAGCCAGCCCGGCGAATGACCGCCCACCACAATGGTTCTCGCGGTCGAACCGTGAATTGACCTCTGGGACTCCACAATTGCGCTGTAGTCGCCGTCGCGGAACACCACCCACGGCGGCTTGGGTGCCACGCCGAACCACTTTGCTATCAACGGGTCGGTCTGGCCGTCGCCATCAGGGTCGTACTCGGGAATGAGGGTTTCAGTCAGGAGGTTGTCTGCCGTGGACGCGATGAGGTTGATGGGACCATCGAGCAAAGTGCCTGTGGGACCGGTGATTCCGCTCTTGTCCTCGAACGCGATGACCACGCAGTTTCTGGTGGGCCGGGTGATGCGCTCGGCGATCTCGTGAACGATGCCGAAAGGCAGCCCTGTGCCGATGTTTGCTAGCTCGGGGTGCGGCGATTCCTCGTCCTCGGTCAGCCAGGTGTACGCCCTGGCGATGCATCCCGCGTCATCGAGGATGTCGGCGCTGGCGGTGTGGAAGTCGGTCCAGCGCGAGGTGAAGATTTCGAACCGGGACTGGTCGAAGATCGGGTTGATGTACTGAACCTGCACGGGCCAATGCATGGGGTTGATGTCGCCGACGCGAGTTGTCAACCAGGAGAACGGGTTCAGGATGTTGGTGGGGATCGACAGGAACGGCTCGTACTGACGGCACAGGTTGATCCACAGCGAAATGGTAAGGGCTGTACGGCAATTCCACGGCAGGAGCCACATCTTGAGGGGCTGAAATTCCGGTGGGCTGAACGGCGTGGCAGCAGCGAGCACATGCTTGAGGTGCTCCCGATTGCTCACTGCCTCAAGCTCAATCGTGTGCAGGCCGTCGGAGCTACGCTTGGCGTTGACCGCCGTCACCTTGCCGCCCCACCGGGTGCGCCACGAGGTCTTCGTCGGATTCGGGTCGAGGGTGATGTGCAAGTCCTCGACACTGCGGCGGTCGTACAGGATGGTGTCGGACAGCCAGTTGTCGCGGCGCACAACGATGTTCGCGCCACCGGAGTCGGACATGACCTCCTCGAACTGCGCGCTCTTCTCCTGCGCGATCTGCCCGATGTACTGCATGTCCTTGTCCCACAAGCGAATCAGGGGACGCTGGCGCATCGAGTCGGCGATGGTGCGCCGCCGGGCCTCGATGTACCGGTAGGACTCCAGCGCGCTGGCCTTGGGGTCCGGTGCGCCGGTCAGCGCGATGTCGGTCGGCATGTCGGGCATGTAGATGTTGTTGCGGCTCATGGCTTTACCCGTATGCCCTCGAAAACTCTTGCGGCATCATGCATGTGATCGAGCCGGTCGGGTCGGAGTGGTAGACGGTGATGGTGTGCTGGGTTTGGGGGGCGTAGGGAACCTGGAACCTCTGGGTGGACCGACGCCACACCGGCAGCGTCGACACCAGCATGTCGTGCAGCAGAAAGTCGAGAATCTGTGAGCGCCTTGCCAATTGGAAGAACAGCGGGTCGACCGGGTCGGTGGCACAGGTCAGCATCCGCTCGGTCGGGTCGGTGTCCACCAGCATGTAGCCGTCGCCGCCCGTGCCGTCGTAGTTGGGACCGGACAGCATAGGCATCGGGACCATGCGACCGTCGCCGTCCTGAATCCACGCCCGGCCAGGTGAGGACACCAGGAACTTGGGCCATGCCGCCTCGGTGCCGTTGTTCCAGATGGTGATCGTGCCCTTGCCAACGTCCTTGCCGGGCACCAGGTTATGGGCACCCGGCGTTCCGGCGATGATGTCCTCGAACTCGCCGACGATGTCGGCCAGGAGGTCTTCGATGACCCGCCACGCGGTGGCCGTCGGCGCGCTGTTGTTCCACTTGCGAATCTCACGGCGCTTACGCCAGAAGGGCTGTGTCGCAACGATGGTCATCGACCACTGCATGAAGTTGTTGCCGAACGCCACCGGGTCGAGTTCCATCGCGTCCTTGGGTTCCTCGGCCAAACGCACACGCAGCCAACGCCATCCATGCGTGCGGGTGAAGCAGCCGAGGTAGCCGTCCTCGGTCGCGGACCACGAGGACCACCACCGCTCTTCGAGCATGCGGTAGCGAAAGCTTGTGGCAGGCTCGAATTCGACGCCCACCATGACGCCCATGTTGACTTCCCTTTTGCGCCAATCGGTTCGCTCGTAGTGGGCACCGCGCATGTACGGCCCCTCGGACATCAGGGTCTGAAAGGGTGTGTGCATGATGCCCTGGAGGTGCGGGGCGAGGCACAAGCCCTCCTTGCCCGCGTTGTTGCCAGCGAGGTTCCAGAATCGCCTCTGCCCGTTGAGCTTTGGGTCTGGTACGCCGACGTAGACGATCTTCGTCGCCAGGCCGGTGATCCGGTCGGGCAGCGCGTAGAAGTCGGTGCTGCTCGGCGCGTGCGGCTGGATGGTGGTGAAGTTTATCGAACTGGTCAAAGTCGTTGTGCCCCTTCGTTATCCACCCGGCGCTGGCGGAAGGTTGAGCAGCGGCGAGTTGATCGTGGTGTTGTCGGCCCTGGCCTGAGCATCGCGTGCCGCCGTCTCGTCGTAGGTGTTGATGTTGTTGTTGATGTTCACATTTGGACCGCCACCACCGGGGGCACCGGCGACAGCAGGCTCGGGAATCACGTCACCCGGCGAGGGAATCAAGCCGGTCGGCAGGTTCCCGCCGAACCATCCGCCGCCGGGCTGCACAGCGCCGCCGCCCTCGGGGCCACCCGGTGCCGGTGGCGGGCTGCCAATGTTGAACGGGCCGAACGGTTGTGGCGGCTCGGCGGGACCACCCGAGGTGTTGATGCCAGCGTCCTCCGCGTCGGCGATCAGCGTCTCGCGGTCGCTCTTCAGTTCATCGACCTTGTCCTTCGCCGCCTGAATCTCCTCGTCGGAATACATGAAGGGCTTGGCGTTGATGTCGTCAAGTTCCTTCTGCGCCTTGGCAATTGCCGCATCCTTCTTGCGGAGCGCGTCGTTGAAGTGGCGAGTCTGCTTGTCTGTCGGCTTCTTTCCGCCGCCGCCGGGGAAGAACGCGCCCAAGCCCTCGCCCGCCGAGCCGGTCAGCAGACCGCCGAAGAACTTGAGCAGAGCGCCGACGCTCTGGGTGGCGGGCCACTGCGTCGGATCGGAGAACGGAGTGCCAGCGAACTGATCCGAAAACGCCTTGGACGCAACGTCTCCCAGGCCGGTCACGGCATCCTTCACCGGGTTGCCGTTGGAGTCAACGAGGTTCCCGTCCTCGTCGGTGGTCAGCCCGAGGCCGGTACCGGCGGCGGTCCCGATGCCAGGCTCGACAGGCTCGCCGCCGGGTGTGCCGGGCATCGGCTCGGCAGGCTCGGGCTGGTTGCTCGGGTCGGTGTTCTCGGCGGTCTTGTCCGTATTGTCGCCAACGTCAGGGTCTTTCACGATGACCGGGTCGTCCTTGGTGCCCTTGGGTCCGGTCCTTCCGCGATGCAGGTTCTGGTTGGCGGCGCTGCGGTTGAAGTCGACCACGTCGCCGTAGTCGAGGCTTCCCGGCATCTGCGAGGTGGGTCCGTAAACGCCGAGCGCCCAAGGGGATTGGTTGATGAACGGGCGCTGCGGCCCGGCGTTGAATGATGTCACGTCGCCGTAGGACGGTGGTGCGATGGAGAGCATTCCGCGCATCGCCGCATCGGCCTTGTACGCCTCAAGCAGACCCGGTGGCGGCTGGAGAATGTTGCCCGGCGGGAAGCTGTCCATCGGGAACACGTCGAGCAGCGTCTGCGGCGCGGCGGGCTGCCCGGTGCCGGGAATCGGATAGACCGAATTCACGTTGCCGCGCAACACATCCGGCAGTGTCGGAGGAGCAGCCGGGCCGGGCGGTGTGCCGGGGATCGGGTAGATCGGTTTCACGTTGCCGCGCAACACATCCGGCAGCGTCTGCGGTGCTTGGTAGCCTGGTTCGCCGGGCAGGATCGGGCGCTCGTTGCTCATGAGCGCCACCGGTGCGGACACCACTCGCGGCCCCGGTGGCCCGTAAGCGCCAACCACCTTGTTGGCGTAGGCATCTGATGACAGGAACTGGCCGGGCGCGTACTGGTTGCCCTGCCAGTCGCGGGTGGGGCTGTACCCCTCCAGCTTCAGCAGCCATCTCGCGAACTTGCCTGGGTCGACCACGTTCCCGGCGGCGTCCATGCCGCTTTCCGCAGACCCGACACCACTCACGGCCCCGGTCCTCTGTCGGCGGTCCCACATCTCCTTGAACCCGGCGACGTGAGCCGAAATGCCCGGCCCTGTCTGCTGATTGGTGAATCCCATGATGGACTCGGGATGCGACCAGTTGCCCGTCTCCACGTTGTTGAGCGCGATCAGGCCGATGATCTGACTCTCGGTGAACCCCTGCGCTCTCAGCGCCGCCGCCAACTGCTTGTCCTTGGCGGTCATCGGTTGCGACGATGACGCGGGCGCGATGTTGTAGACGTTCCCGTTGGAACCCGTTGCGGTCAAAGCCTTTCCATCGAAGTGAACGTCGATGTGGTCCTGATGGCCGGGCTGATTGAATGTGGTTCCCGCCGCACCCGACGGGTTGTCCCGAACGTTGACACCCTTGTCACGCCAGATGGTGTAGACGATACCCAGCGCCTCGGCATTGGCCTGAAGCCAGGCGTTGATTCGGTCGCCCTCGGCCTTGTCCTTGATCGGGATGTCGATAGACGTGCCGGTGTCGTGAGTTCCCTTGGCAGTGCCCGTCTTTCGCGCGCCGCCGATCTCGGTGATGTCGGGGAAACGCTGCATCACCTGTGCCGCAGCCCATCTCGCCTGCGGCCCTGAGACAGCGCCCTCGGTGTCGCGCAGCCCGGCGGGCATGGGCACATTGCCCAGCGGGGTCGAGGAGGATGTCAGTGCGACCTCGTCACCGCGAACGAGGCCGAGCGCCTTGAGAATCGTGGTGATGCCGGGGATGTGCTCTTCCATCCATTTGAACTTCTCGAACAGCCAGTCCCATGTCTTCTCGGTTCCCGACTTGATGGCATCGAAGAACCCGATCACCTTGTCGGAGAACGTCTTTACCGTCTCCCACGCACCCTTCACGTCCTCGGTGAACTTCTTCCACGATTCCTTCAGCCAGGGCCAGAACTTCTCGCGCAACCAATTGACCGCTGTCGCAAGCCAGTTGATCAGGTTGGTGGCGAACTGGGCGAAGGCGGGCATGTGCTTGATGAACTCGTAGGCGATCACACCAGCCAGGGCGACGATGGGTTTCACGATGGGCCACAACGCATCCCACAGCCGCCGGAACGCAGCCAGCAGCGGCTGGACGTGAGTCATCAACTGCGGCCACATCTCCCGCCACATCGTGACGAACTTGTCGATGTAAAACCAGACGTGCGGCCACAATTCGGTCCAGGTCTTCTTGATCCAGTCGACGGCCTTGCCCAGCGCGGGGCCAATCATCGCCCACTGCCTCTTGATCCATTCGATGGCCACACCGAGCGCAGGGCTGAGTGTCGCCCACTGCTTCTTGATCCAGTCGACGGCCCGGCCCATGATCGGCTTGATCTGCTCGGACCACCGGGACAGCGTGTCGGCAACCTTGTTGATGGCGTTGGGGATTGAGCCGAAGATCGGCTCGATCAGTGAGGCGGTGACCTTGCCAACCTGCACCCACATGTTGGAGAACGCGCCCTTGACTGTCTTGCGCCCCAACTCTTTTGCCATGCCGCCGAGGTGCTCGGTCATCACCTTTTCGAAGACATCGGCGCTGATCATCTTCTTGGTGATCATCTCGCGGATGTCGGCATCGGTGACGTTCTGGTTGCCGGTCTGCTTCTGGTAATACTCCTTGAGCCACTGGACAACTGGGATGTTCTTGGACACCAGCGGCCTGATCTCGCGCTGCGACAGCACGCCGTACTGGGTGACCCGGTTGATCGTTTCGGCCATCGTGCCGTAGTCCTCGCCGGTCAGCGCGGCAGCGTCGGCGATCATCGTGAGGTGCTTCTGCAACTGCTCGCCCGGCTTGATGCCAGCGGCCATCGCCACGGTGGCGGCGTTCATCGCGTCGGAGAACGAATACGCCGTCCCGACAACGGAATTCATCGCAGCGTCGGTGGTCGCTGTGACCTGCTCGGCGGTGTAGCCGAGGGCTTGGAGCTTCAGCTTCGCGGTGTCGATGTTCTCCAGACGCTCGAAGCCAGACTTGAAGGCAGCGCCGACGGCCAGCCCGACACCGGCTGCGGTGAGGAACTGGGGCGTGAGGCCCATGAGCAGGCCCGAGGCGATGTTGCGCCCGTGGTGCTGCGCTTCAGGCTTGGCACTCGCCATGTGGTGGTTGAACGCCTGCCGAAAAGCGTTGACGCCCTTGGTTCCTGCGTCCCTCATGTGCGGGACGAAGGTGCCCGAGAAGGCTTGGCTGATCCTCTGCCCCAACGTGCGGTGCTCACCGGCAGCAGCGGTCGCTGTGACGTTGGCCAACTGCTGCTTGCGCGCCGCGTCAGCCACGGCGTTGCCGTAGGCGACGTACAACTCCTTGCCCTTGGCCACCTCGGAGTTCAGTTCCTGCTGAACCTTTGACGCTGCACCGGATTTGACCGCCGAGCGGGCCGCTTGCAGTTCCTTCTCCAGGCGGGTCAGGTCTTGCACGTCCTTCTTGCGCCGGGCGTCGTTGGCCGCGATGGCTGCCTGCGCTGCTTTCACGCCAGCGGTGTTTTCGATCTGGTCCTTGGCGATGCCCTGCGAGCGAGCTTTGGCGCGGGCCGCGTTCAACTGCTCGTTAAGCTGAATCTCGTTGCGGATGTAGGTCTGCTTGCGTTCCTGGTCTGCGCGGAAGGCGTCGTTATACGACTTCTCGGCGGCGCTGAAGCGTTCCCGAACGGCCTGCAATCCCTGCATGGTCGTCTTGAGTGCCTCGACCTTGGCGCGCTGGGCCTCGTAAGCCGAAGCCAGTTCCTGCACTTGGGCTTTCGCCTTCTCGGCACCGGCCACCAGGTTCTTGGTGATGCTGTCGCCGGTCGACTTGGCGCGCTTGTCGACGGCATCGAAGTCCGAGGCGATCTGGCCCATCGCCGAGGCGTACTTGACCGACAGGCTGATGTAACCCGACGCGAGGTGGGCACCGCCAGCGCCGCCAGACCCCTTCTTAGCCAACGGATTTCATCCTCTCACCCGCGAAAGATGGCTTCCAGCTTGCGCTTTCGCTCGACACCTGTTGGCTGTGCGCCGTGAATCTCCTTGATCCTAATGCAGGTCGATGATGTTGCCCCATAACCCACCTCACTTAGGTACACTCTCAGGATGGAGACATGGCAACCGATTCCAGGGCACCCAGGCTACGAAGCGTCCGACGCCGGTCGGATTCGGTCTATCGACAGGACGATCTTGCGCGGCGGATCGCCAATGAGACTGCGCGGCAAGATACTTCGCCCCTGGAGGAACACCGCGCCAGATCAGTGGTCGGGCGTCGTCCTGGTCGGCGTGAACGACGGCAAGCAGCGCCCCGTGGGCCAGCTTGTGCTGGAGACTTTCGTCGGGCCGCGCCCACCAGGCTTAGAGATGTGTCACCGGGACGATGACCCGTGGCATAACGCGCTGCCAAACCTGTACTGGGGCACCAGGTCTGAGAACCGGCAAGACCTGGTCCGCAACGGTCGGCACAACCATGCGCGAAAGACCCACTGCAAGTACGACCACCCATTGTCTGGTCCAAATCTCTATGTGACGAAGCAGGGTTGGCGTCAGTGCCGCGCATGCAACAACGCGCGCCGCCGGATCAACCGCGAAAGATAGCTTCCAGCTTGCGCTTTCGCTCAATGCCGCCGTCCTGACCGCCGTGAATTTTCTTGATCTCACTCAAGGGCAACGGTTTTACCTTAGAACCCTTGCGCGGCTCCGGTTTCACGATGCCGGGACGCTCAATCGGCTCGGGGTAGTCACGCCCTTCGCGGCCCGCCTTGCTGTTCTGCCACACCAGAACTCGGGTCGCGTCAATCAGGCTGGCCAGCAACATGTTCGACCTCGTCCACCCGGCGCGCTCGGGGTACGCGGCGGCAACGAGGTTCGAGTCGTTGTCGAGGTACCTGATGAACACTTCCAGGTCGCGCCAGGTGAACTTCTTCGAGGGGCAATCCCTCAGTCGCAGACCAGCTTTGATCAGATCGGCTTCGAGCGGCTCACGGTGCGCTTCGTCCTCGACGTAGTCGATGAGCGCGGCGATTTTCCCAGGTCTGTCCCTGCGGCCATCTGCCACTGCGACAGCATGTCGGTGATCTCCGACATCGGCATCTCGTCAATGATGGCAAGCTGTTTCGAGTCCTTCAGACCCCACTCGAACGCTTCCCACATCTGCGTCTCGACATCACCACGGTGCAGGCGCGAAATCCTGCCGGGCATCTCGCCGAACGGACGCAGGACGATGTCGACCTCTTCGCCCTCGAATTCGGTTGTGTAAGTGAACAATTCGGAACCGGACCCTTCTGTCTGGAACCGGCCCACGGGCGGGTGAATCGTGGCCGGTTCCAGGTGGTTACAAGAGACACCCGCCCGTGAGTTTGCTAGCTGGCGACCTTCTGGCCGTCGTCAATGAACGTCACGATGTTGTCGCCACCACCGGCAGGCTCGAATGCCTCGATGGTGATCTTGTACTCGATGGTGTCGGTGTGCACGATCTTGATGTCACCCACCGTCGAAATCTTGCCGTCCGCAATGTAATTGCGGTAGGCCGCGCCGATCTCGCTGTCAGCAGTGTCGACCACCCAGGACTGGTGCGGCAGGCGCTTGCTGTTCTTCTTGACGGTGATCTGCACGCCGTGCTCCTCGGTGGCGGGAACCACCGTGACGTTGCTGGAGCCGAACACGGCCTTCAGCGTGTCCGCGTCGGTCGACTCCAGAAGCGTCAGTTCGATGCTGGCGTTGAACTCCGACTGGAGCACCTTGACCACCTTGCCGCCGAAGCTGCGCTTGTTGTCGGTACGGCGCTCGTTCTTCTCCGTAAAGCCGTCCACGCCAACGTAACCCAGGTCAACCCAGTCGTTGGCCAGCGTTGTGGTGGCGTCGGTCGGGGCAGCGGTTCCCAGCGGCGCAACGCGAATCGCACCGGTGGCCAACGGTTCTGCCGAATACACTTTCAGGGTGGAGCTTCCACTCATGATTCTGCCCTCCAAAGGCATTGGAACCGGCCATATTTCGGGTCGAGATCAGATGAGCCATTTGGCGCATCTAGAGGGCGTAGGTGGCCCTCAGTAATACATCCACCGTGAGCGTTGCGCGAGGTGTGTTCGACGGGTCGTCGGGGTTCGTGAAGATGGCAGGCTCGCCGATGACGTTCACATCGCGAATTCCATTGCCGGGCCGATACATTGCATCCACCAGAAAGCCGCGCACCTTTTCGGCAAGTCGGCCAGTGAGAAGCTCGCTCCGGTCCCGGCATTCGATGATGCACCGCCGGGTGGACAGAACGAGATTCATGTCTCCGTTCGCCGGGACGCTCAAGAGAACTACCAGCCTCGGCGGCAGTACCTCTGGAACTTGTGTTGCCACAACGACATCGGAGGGAAGTCGGGTTACGAGTTCGTTCTTCAGAACGAGCGGCAGGTACTCGTAGTAGCCGGTGTCGGGCACGTCGACCGTCGCCATCATGCACCGCCTGCCAAGTGAAAGTTCCTGACGAGCGTGTGATTTCGGGCGTTGTCGGCCTTCGCTCGCTCGGACACAGTGATCACGGTAGCCCGATAATCGTTGAGTCTCAACGGATTCGAACCTTCCGTGTCGACCATGTAGTCGTCCTTGCCCTCGGCTGGACCGGCGTGGGCGAGCATGCGCTCGGATGCGACCTCGGCGGCGTTGGCCTTCCGGCTGCCCAGGATGTTGGGTGCTGGCAGGTTGTCGCCTGCCGCCAGGGTGTCCTCGGCCTGCTTCTTGACGTGCTCGTTGCAGACGGCGGCGATCTTCTTGGCGCGAGGTTCCAAGTGCTGCTTGACGATTCCCGTGAGAAGCTGGTCCCACCCGGCCTCGTCCCACTCGATCCTGTTGCGCGCCATCAGACGATCCCCGTCGTTCTCTTCAGCAGCACGATGTTGCCGGGCTGCCAGCCGTGGAATCCCTTGTCCTGCATGCGGAATCCCACCACCTCGTAGACGCCGTCGGGCAGCCCGATCCGATCATGCAGTGCCGGAACCCAATCCGGCGGCAGGGACAGCGACACGTCGAAAATCTCGCCCTGTGCGAAGTTCCCAAGTTTCTCGCGGTCTACCGACTGCCAGCTTTGCGCTGCGCGTGCCGTCGGTGTCGAGGCCCAGGCGTCGACCACGTTGCCCAATTCGTCTGTGCTGCTTTCGCTTCCGACGTAGGCGTAATGGTCGACGGTGAGCCGGGCCGGGAACGTCACGGGTGCAACACCACCGACGGCGGCGCTGGGTAGCGGTAGCTTCGCGCCAGCGCCACGTCCTCGCCGTTCATGCCGACAACGCCCGCCGATGCCCAGTCCGCGACATCCTGCCGGTAGTCCAGCGTCGACAGCGTCTTCGACTGCCCCACAACGGATGTCGGGTCGAGCATCAGGTTGCGCGCCACGATGTCGGCCACGGCTGCCACCACGTCGGTGGGCACCGGAGTCGACCAGGTGTAGGTCACCTCGGCGGTCTTGCCGGTGTACTCCGGTCGCCAGTACTCGTCAAAGGTGATCCAGTTCTTCACCAGCGAGTACGAAACACCGTCCACGCCGGGCACTTTCACGTCGACCACCTCGTCGGGAATCTCCTCCAGGCGCACAGCGCCCGCGAAAATCTTGAGGTGGTGCGTGTAGGTGCCCGGCGTGAAATGGCGCTGGGCTTCCAGCCGAAACCGGCGAGACACCTTGGCCAGCAACAGTTCTGCCCGTGCCTTCTGCTCCTCGGTCAGCGCGTCTTCGTCTGCGCCGAGGCCCAGGGCCGCTGCCACGTCGGCAGCGGTGGCCAAAGTGTCCATCGGACTACGAGCCGCCCTGGTTGTACACCGCGATGCCCGTGCTGCGAATCACCTTGCCGCCGTAGACATGCAGGGCACGCAGCCGGTCGGCGAACTTGTTCTGAGCACGCATCGCCTCGACCTGGTCGATCTGGCTGACGAACGCCAGAGCGCGGATCGAGAACATGACGAACTGCGGAGTGCCCACTGCCGGAAGGTGATTCGAGGTGATCACCGTGGTGCCCAGCAGGTTGCCGATGGTTGCGTTCCGCAGACCCTGCGACGGGCTGTCGCCTGCCGCGTAGGCGGTCGTCAGCTTGGAGTCGGCCCCGAGGAGCAGACCCTCAAACTCGGCGTTGCACACCGTGACTCGGCCATCCGACGGCACGTTGGCCTTGTTGAGCGCCTTGCGTGCATCGCGCATCAGGTCGAAAGCGTCGTCACCCGAGGTGGGCGCGCTGCCACCGATGTCGGTGCCGCCGGTCACCGCGAGGTTGGCGAGGAACTTGTCGGTGTCCTCGGCCATCGCGTACCCGGCAGCCTGGGTGTAGGCCGCGAGCGATCCAGCCGCCTGCGCCCTGTCGATGTCGTCCACATAGAAGTCGGTCGACTTCTCCTGATCGATGACGAGATCGATCGTGGTGTCCGAAATCGCCTCGGCCTCAGTGGTTCTCGCCTCGCCGTCGTGACCGGTCTTGTAATCCTTGACCGTGGGCGGCACCACACCGGTGATGTTGACCTTGTTTCCGCGTCCGAGGATTCCCTCGTACTGCCGGTTGGTCAACGGTGCCCACACGTTGGTGGCGTTCCATTGCTCCAGCATCTCCGCAGCCCAAAGCTCGGGGATGAAATTGGTGATTGCCATATCGTCTTGCCTCCGTTAGGAATTCAGACCCTTCAGGTAGTTCAAGCGGCCAGTTCTGTCGGCCTCGATGATCTGCTGTGGGGTCATGCGCTTCAGGTCGTCACGGCTCAGTTGCGCCGGGGGCTGTGGCCCCTTGCCGTCGCCGGTTACTGCGGCGGCGGGTGCGCCAACCGGGCCGTTGGTCTTCTTGGCGAACTCCCGCGCCCATGCGAGTGCGCTTTCTGCATCCGCCCGCATGTCGTCCTCGGTGGTTCCGGTGATGCGATCCGGCGGGACTCCAGTCTCGCGCGAAATCTTCTCCCGAAGCCGTTCTGTCCGTTCGCTTTCCGCTGTTGCGAGGGCGGCATCGCGCTCGGCGATGAGTCGCTCCTCGACCGACTTCTTGGCCAGTTCGAGTTCGTCCAGGCGCTTGGCCTTTTCGAAGTTCTCCTTGGCCCGTCGTTCCCACTTCTGCTCGTCGCGATGGATCGCTCGGAGCTTGGCCAGTTCCTCACGCTCGTCTGCGGTCAGAGTGCCCTCGCTGGCTGGTGCCTCGGAAGTCTCTGTGGCAGTGGGCGTTTCGGGTGCCGGGACAGCCTGCTCGGGGGGAGTCAGGATGAGCGGCATGTTGGCCGGGGTAGGGGTGTCAGTTGCGGTGTCGGACAATGGAATTCGCCTCCAGCGTTACGCCGATCCAATCCCGTTGCGGGACTGGTGCTTTCACCATCAAGGGTGAAACTGTGACGAGCGTACCAAAACTGTTGCTACGCAAGCAGTTCCGCGTCATGGGTGCCGTCCAGTTGGCGTCCGAACTCTGACCGGCAGGCCGCGATGTCGGCGGTAGTCTTCTCGGGTTGCGCCGCAAGGAGTTCCAGAATCTCGACCGTCTCGGGATCGATGCCGGTGTCGTCTGGGACCGAGGTGATCGTCCCGGCCACGATGTCATCGAGCACGCGATTGAACGCGGCGATCAGGTCCGAAACCGGGTCTGCGGCAAAGAAATTCAGCATCAGATGTCCACCGGGGGGACGGGCGACGGGAACGACTCCCAGGTGCCATCGGGGTGTTTGCGGGCAACAACGAACCGGTTGGGGATATCGGGCGCATCGTTAATACACACCACCTCACCGGCCACGGCGAGCCGGTCCAGTGCGACCCAGGCCGCTGCGGGCGTACGGCAACGGATATCCTTGCCGCGCACCGGGATCGCGATGAAGACCTCGCTCACGCGCCGGTCCCTCGAACCTGGACCCACAGCGCGGCCTGGTACTGGTCGGGCAGCAGATCATCCACTCCTTCAAGGGCTTTGCGCATTCCACCCTCCACGATGTCGTAGCCGTGGGTGACCATCAGGCCGGAGTTGGGCATGTACGGCTCGACCTGACCGATGGCGCGCGCCGCGTCGTTGGCCGCATCGGCAAGCTTGTCGGCGCGCTGGACATCCTTCCACGATACCCGCGCTCCCGCAGCGTATTTCACCTTGCCGGGATGCTTGATCGCGTAGTCGGCGTTGATCAGCGCGCGGCGCTCATCGGGCGACAGTCGTGCGGCGTAGCCCATCCAGGTGTCGATGGTCAGATTGTCATGGTGCCCAGCGAGATTCGGCCCGAAGTTGCGAATCTTGCTGGAGTTGTGGAAGAACGGCGAGTTGGTGGTCTGCACGCCGCGCAGCGCGAGGTCGATCTCGTCTGGGCTGCGGGCGTACAGAACCCGCAGTGCCCGTTCGATGTTCGAGTCGGTGATGCCGGGTCGAGCCTCTTTGACGGCGGCGAAAATCTCCGATGGCTTCAGGTTGGCATTGGCGATGAAAGCCTCTGCGTCAGCGAAGTTTTCGGCCCAGCCGCGCTGCGGTGAGAACGCCGCCGCGATGTTCAGGCCGTGCAACTCGTC